ATGCTTCCCTCAGAATTCTCTCCTGTTGGATATTATAGTGATCGACAACTTGATCGTGCTCGCGGCTATCGTCTTCTTGCTCATGCTGAGATAGAGTCTTACCTAGAGGATATAGCTAAGAAGGTTGTAATTGATGCTATAACTAAATGGAAAGATTCAGGAACCCCATCTAAAACACTCATTGCTTTTCTTGCTTCTTACCATTCTAGCTGGAACTCTAACAATGATGCTGAAAACCATGAAATAATGGAGCTTGCGAAATGGCGTTCAGGGCCAAACTCTTTTGTTTTTGAAGTTGTTAATAGGGCTCAACAGCAGTTTATGCAAAAGCTTAAAGGCAATCATGGTGTAAAAGAAAAAAATATTAAAACCTTGATTATACCGACAGGTATAGATTTTGCTGAACTCGATCAAGTCTGGCTTGCCAGCTTAGATAGTTTTGGTTCATTGAGAGGTGAAGTTGCTCATAATTCAACCAGTACACATGGTCAGATTGATCCCAGTAATGAACTTGAAACTGTTAATCGTATTCTGCAAGGGCTCAAAGATCTTGATTCCAGCTTGCTTAGCATTTAAATTTTTTGTTGCTCTCAGTTTTACCATTTTTTTATTATAATTTTAACGCGCATTCTTCCACATTTTCATCAATTACGATCCCAGGCTTTATGCAGTCTTTAACTTACCTTGCGTAACATCTTTTTTACCATATCTGCGCTTACTTTTTGCTTCCAAAAGATTTTGCTCATCTTGTCCCATTACGAAATCCTTATCTGCTAACTTCTGAATCAAGCCCTTTTCTACGTAGTGAATGTATGCCTCTACTGCCGGCTTCATTGTCAAACATCATGCTTCGCTCTCCTTGCGTCCGCGTCGGGCATACCAGCGCCTAGACAATTCCTTTGTGATCGCTATCCCGCGTTTTGATTGTGCAAGTTTCTGTTGGCTTCGTCGTAATCAGGGCTTGTCTGTCCGCACTCCGGCGCTATCTCGCCACTTGCAAGCCACAATGCGTAATGAGGATATAGCTTTACTAGTACGTCAATTTCCTCACCACTGACCCTTACTGCGCCCTTGCTTACGTTTCTCCATCTCTCATAGTCGCCGCCTGCTTCGCTGGCTTTCTTTGGCCCTACAAGCTTTATCAATAAACGTGCCCTATCAGAAGAGCTTTTCATATAGAAATAATTTCCCGAGTAACTATTGCTCTATTGTCTGTCGTGAGTAACAATCACTCCAGAGTATTAATTACCCAAAAGGGTCATTAATTATTGCTAAACATAGTGGAACAAAGCGAATGGATATGGAAGGTCTGGACCCTCAAAAGCTTATTGGATGCCCCCCACTGATGCCGTGGCAAAAATTCGCCGAGTGGATCGGCATGGCAGATGAACCCATTGTGGTTCGTACATGGATTGATCGGGGCTATCTCCCCAGCCTTAAAGTCGGCAAGCGTGTGATGGTCAATGTCGCCTTGCTTACCCGCCAGCTAATGGAACAGGAGTGGGCCTTATGAGCATCCAAACCCGCTACAAGCCAAAGCACGAACCCAACTGTGACTGTGCCGTCTGCACCACAGCTGAACTGATTGAAACCATGCACGCCCGTAATGACGCCCGTGAAAAACGTATGCATGAAATCCTGAACAATCCCTTTGGCCATCGCCGCCCACCCAGCGAGTGGAAAACCATTCGCCGTGAAAAGGGCACTCCCTTCATTCCTCTGTATGAAGACTTTGAATAGGAGTGCAAGCCATGAGCGCCAAACGCCTTGAACTGACTGATGGATACGTTGTTTGCCAGGACTGCGGGCACGTAGACACCTACACCCTTGCACGTCATCAAGGCCAAGAGCGTTGCACCCAATGTGGTGGCGAATACTGCGGCTGTAACTGCTGCTCCGAAACGGGCCGCATCACCATCCAATTGCAGCTCAAGCAATCCGACCAGTCAGAGACCTGAGACCATGACCTTATCTTTCAGTCTGTCCCGCTACCTGATCACCTTGCTCTGGCATTGGTCCTTACCCTTTACCCTGGGCGCGGTGTGTTCTGCTTTCATCGCCCTGTATGGCATCCAGTCCAGTCTGGAACTGGTGGATCAGTCGCTGGATGGTGCCATTCAACGGTTTGTCGCCACCTGCACAACCGAAGCTCCCGGGCCGGTGGAAATTAGCGGAGCGAAGCGAAGTCTGTTTCCTCCGGCTCGGGGGCCAACAAGCCCACCGGGCGCGTTAGTCACGCACCCGCCACCCACGCTTTAACGCATGTCAGCCTGCGTAATGGCTGAAACGTAAAACCCCAGCATCACCGAGAACAACCCTCGGGCGAAAAAATGACATTCGCCTGTGTGGATTCGCTCGGCCTGCTGAAAGGCAAAACGCGCAATCAAGCGCATCACAAGTGAGGTAATACCCATGGCACGTTCAACAATGGAAGTCGCATTTCTCGGCACTCAGAAAACCGAAATGGAAGGGGCCAAGTACGTCAAGATTTTCTATGGCGACCAGCCCGACGGCAAAACCGAGCATGGCCTCTCAATCATCGGCATGGCCGTTGCCGAGGAGGTAGCGGACGAAGTCTTTGCCGCTGGCTCACAGTTCGCCCCACTGGAAACCGTCCGCATCAGCTTTGATGTAGCCCGTGGCGGCCAGAACAAGGGCAAGAATCTGGCTCTGCATATCGAGTCGGCCAAGCCACGGACTGACAAGTCTGCAGCGCCATCTGGCCCAGCCTCAACCCCAACCGCCAAGCCGTAACAGGGGAGGGCCCAGACCATGGACGCTTATCTAACACAAGTGACCCTCGGTGATATCTGGGCCCTGCTGTTTATCCAGAACTCAATAATCACCATCGCCCTCGGGCTGGTTCACGGACACCAAAGGTAAACGCTATGGCCTTCACCTGGACTACTTATCTGTTCATCGCCGGTGCATCCCTTGGGTGTCTGGGCCTCGGTATCTCATGGGGTCAGTTCCGACTCGGCTGGAAAGAAATTATCGACGCTTCTGTGTAAGCGTCCGGTCTCTTGGTGCATGTGCACCAGAGCGCTTCGGGTTTCAGGTGCCGCCCGAAGTCGTCACTCAAGGCACCCTTTATCGGAGACACGATTATGCATCGTAAAACCCAACTTGCCGAAGCTGTACAGCTCGGCTCTGTAAACGGGCAGCAACACACCAGTGTCGGTAAAGCACTGGGCGCTAAAGGCGCATTGGTCACTGCTGTTTCAACCGCTGTGATGTTGGCTTCTGGCTTCGCCAGCGCGGATATCACTGTTCCTACTGAAATGCTCGACGTGTTTGTCGATCTGGCCACCGCCTTCGGTGTCCTGATGGCTGCGGGTGCCGTGCTGTTCGGCGTTATCCGTGGTGGCGTTGCGCTGTTCAAGATCGCTGGCCGGATCTTCTCGGCTGCAGGCGCGTAAGGGGTGGCGGGCAGATGAGTCTATCTGCCCGTTTCATTGGTTCCCCTGGAGCGTTCAGCCGGGGGAATTTCATTTAGGGGCTATAATTATGCGAATTTCGATGCGCGTTTATTTCCGGCTCATTCTGTGTTTTCTGCCATCGTTATTCATCTCCAATCTTGCTTTTGCTCAATCGTATTATTGGAGCTTGTCCAACGGCTCGCATGTCGCATCTTCGCCTCAAGCAAGTTGTGCTAGTTTTTTTTCATCTGTAGTGAACCCCGGACCTCAAGGCTTTAGTGTCTCAATCACCTCTGAGTCAACGGCTACTTGTGATTACCAATATTGTCTTAATGCTTCATGCAATTCAGGTCCTATTCAAAACACTCTCCAGCTTCTTAGACATGGTAACGGCTGTGATAATCCTGATGCTGTTTATAACCCGCTAACCGGCAGCTGTGAGGTTGACTGCAGCACCAAGCAAGATGACGTTTTTTCATGGAACTTGACTGTACCGGGTTACGTGTCCTCGGGCGGCAGTCATGGACTTGTTGAACATGCTTGCTTTTCCAGCTGTCGTATCGACCTTGGCTCATTCTCTTGTGATGCCGCCTCCGATGGTTCAGATGCTGGCTTTTGCTCTGGTGTCGGCTCCTTCACGGGTGCCACCTGCACAGTGAGTGACCCCTCTGTCGGTTCAGGCTCCGGCGATCCCGGTGACGGTAATCCTGACCCCGATCCAGACCCGGACCCGGACCCTGATCCAGACCCAGACCCAGACCCAGACCCAGACCCCGATCCTGAACCCGATCCGGACGAAGATAACGACGGCGATACAGACGGTGAAGGCGATTCAGAAGGTCAGCTCGAACGTATTGCTGATGGTGTCGAGACCTCCAATTCCCTGCTGTCCACTATCCGGGATGGCATCGAGTCCCTGACCCAGACCCTGACCGATATCAAGGACGGTCTCTTTGGTGAACTCGGGGAGGGTGATAACAGCACCCCCGGTGATGCCGACTCCGGTAATGCCTATGGCGATTATGACGACGGTGATGCCTTTGGACAGGGTGAAGAGCTTGGCCAATCCTTGGGTGATGAACTGAATGAGTCCGTGCAGTCTGCCGTTGACGAAGAGCTTAGCGAACTGTCCGAAGCCCTTGAGGCCGTGCCAGACGAGATAGAACAGCTCTTCGAAGGCGACGACAACTTCAATCAGGTCATGTGGTCGCTGGACAGCCTGTTACCCCGTGCCTCTGGCTGTTCTCCTGTTTTAGTGCCGGTGAATATCAGCCGGTACAACTTCGTGCTGACTATCGACTTTTGTGTCCTGTCACGCTTCAAGGCCCTGCTTGAGTGGATCATCTGGGTGATCACCGCTGTGGGTCTCTGGAAGATTTTCTACGCTGGCTTGCGCTTTGAAGATGTCAAAGCGGCCAAGGGAGGTTTCTAATGTTTGCTCTGCTACGCAATATCCTCTCCTTTCTGCGTGCCATTTATAAATGGCTGGCGGGTCTTTTCCCAGCGTTCTTCGGCAAATTGACCATATGGCTTAACGGCTTTCTGGGCGCGATTCTGCCTTCTGCTGTCCTGGCACTGGTCACCCTCTTTTCCAAGCTTGCCCGTTATATGTTGGGCATGGTCGCCGTCTTTGTGGCTGTTGGTGCCTTTATGCTCATCATCAATCAGTTGCTCAAGGGGCTGATTTTTCTGGTGCCTGCAGACATCGTGTATGTCGGTGCTATGTTCATGCCCTCCAATATTTCTGGCTGTATCACCGTACTCATTATTGCCCGCATCAAGTCCCTGATCTTCTTCTGGGTCTCCCGAATCTCTGAAGGGATGGCCAGAGCCTGATGGCCGTCTATATCGTTACCGGCAAGCTCGGAGCAGGTAAAACCCTGCTGTGCATCATCAAGATCATCGAGTATCTGAAACAGCGCCGCCGTGTGGCCGTCAATGTCGATGTGTTCATGAACAAGCTGTGCAAGCGCGGCAATAGACACTCTAACCTTGTTCGCCTGCCTGATCTGCCGACCGCTGATGACCTGCTCGGCCTTGGTGTGGGTTATGAGACCTACGATGAAGAAATGTTCGGCGGCATCTTCCTTGATGAAGCCGGGGTCTGGCTCAACTCCCGTGACTGGAACCAAGGCGGGCGCACCGATCTGTTGAAGTTCTTTCTGTTCCTGCGTAAGCGCCGTTGGGACCTCTGGCTCTGTGTCCAGAATGTCGGCGTGATCGACAAGCAGGTCCGCGAGTCCATTGCCGAGCATGTCGTCTATATCAACCGCTGGGACAAGATCAAGGTTCCCTTTCCCTTTGGCTTTCTCGGCCGCTTGCTGTCGCTCGGATTCTGGAAAGGGCGGCTCCCGAAAATGCATCAGGCCATCGTCAAATACGGGGCCAAGTTCAACAGCCCCAAGGTCGATGACTGGTATTACCGGGGCGAAGAGTTCTATTCCTATTACGACACCACGCAGGAATACAACAAGGATTACGACAAAGGCTCCTATTCCATGTTGCCGCCCGGTTACTGGTATCGGGCGCTTCCTCGTGCCTCACGCAATCTGGGGTTCTATATGCGTACCACCAAAATCTTTTTCCGCCGCTTCCGCATCATCAATGCATTCTTTCTAGGGGGTGCCTGTGCTGCTCTTCTCTGTGTGCCTGTCTTCGCTGCTATCGCTCTGGTTAATCAGCCGGCTGCAGTTAGCGCTCCTGCTCAGCCGATATCCGAGGTTAGCACCACGCCCCTTGATGATCTGGGCTCTCTGCGCATTGTTGCTTATATCCGTACTCCTGATGGGGTGTCTTACGCTTTTACAGATGCTGACGGACGCCGAATCCCTGATTCAGACCTTACAAGCCAGTCAATAGACGTCATCGACCACGGCCCCAAACAGGCCGTTCTAGTCCATGGCACTCACTCCATCACCGTCTACCGTTGAGCGCCGATCATGCTGAGAGATAAACATATTCGCTTGTGTCAGGTCCTGTTCTCTTACCTTGTCTTTATCACCGCCATTGTTGTCACTTTGTCCCTGCTGTTCTGTCCTCGGGCCTCAATCGCCGCTGAGCGAATCGAATTCTATGACGCCACCCTGCAAGATTTCGTAGACTTCGCCTCAACCCAGCTAAACAAATCCATTGTGGTCGGGGCCGATATTGGTCAAACCCCCATTTCAGTTTTCGCCATCTATGAGTCACCCCAGCAGCTTGAGCGCTTACTGGCTGACTCTGTCATTTCCTCTGGCTTGTACTTCTCGTCCACCAGCTCCACTCTTCGCATCAGTGCTGCCCCTATAGTCGAATCACCCGACCTCACTACCCGCGTGTTTCAGTTGCAGCACCTGCAATCGGACTTTGCTTATCAGGCCGTGCGCGATGTCCTGCTGTCCAGAACCGATGAAAGCGCCTCACCCAGCCGATCCACGGTTACCCCGTCTCCCACGTCAAATGCCGTCATTGTCTCTGGCACAGACAGTCAACTTGATGTCGTCTCTGCAGTACTGGAAGAAATAGACCGACCCCGGCGGCAAGTCCTTATCACCGCTGTGGTGGCCGAGCTGGCCGATGATGACTTCGAAGCCCTTGGCCTGAACGTCGGTCTTGATAGTGATCGCCTGTCCGTGTCTGGAACCGCGGTTAGACCCTCCGACCGATCCGATCTCGGCTTTAGTGTCATCTTCTCCGGTCCAACACTCTCGGCCTTCCTGCAGGCGGTCAAATCCACCGGACGAAATCGCATACTCTCCACACCCCAGCTACTGACCCTGAACCGCCAGCAAGCCTCCATTGTGGTCGGCCAGAACGTTCCTTTTGTTACCGGCCAGACCACTAGCGCTTCTACACCGGCCAGTGATCCCTTTCAGACCATCGTCCGGCAGGATGTAGGCGTCACCCTTGAGGTCACCCCCTTTATCACCCCGGCTGATGCTATCGAACTCCAGGTCATGCAATCCGCTTCCTCCGTATCGGATGACACCACCGCTGCAGACATCATCACCAATACCCGAAAGGTGATGACGCGGGTTCAGCTGCAAAATGGCGAAGGGGTTCTTCTTGGTGGCTTACGCTCCGAGCAAAGTGATAAGTCCGTCTCCCGCGTCCCGATCCTCTCTGACCTCCCACTGGTAGGCGGTATTTTTCAGCGCACCTCAGAACGTACCCGAACAACCAATCTGGTTGTGCTGATCAGTGCCCGCATCCACACCGGCACCGATCACAAAGCCACTGAGCTGATGAACCAATATGACCTCACCGCGCCCGATGCCACTGGTGAGGGTTTCGGCGCAGCCGATGCGCTCACCAGTGGCGCGGCGCCGCTGACGTCCCTGTAACACGTCAGATAAACAGAACTAACATTTCGCAATAATCTGCATTGGAGCATGGAATGTCTAAGCCACTTGATCAGAAAAGACTGAACAACCTGACCGCTGATGAAGATAATGCTGGTCGTCTTTTTCTTGATCCCACGACTCTGAAATTTACCGACCTCTCAGGCGTCCGTATTCTCCGCTGTGGTGTCGATACGGTTCGTCAGCTTTACCGTGGCTTGATCCGTATTGAAGCCCTTGCCCTGTTTGAGAAGCCCGGCACCATTGTTGAATTTGCAGGCCAGCGCTGGCATGCAGGCCGTGTAGGCCGCGACTCTGGTTATCAGTACAAGCTGCAAAACGCTGACCTTGGCTTCATCCTCTTGATCAAGAATTTCAATGCCAAGGTCGATACCCTCGGGCCTCACCTGAAAATTGAAGTGTCACCCCATGCCATCGACAACCTGTCGCCCGAACGCCTACAGGAGCGCATGGACTATTACGCCTCCCACGTCCTGAGCCATGTCGAGGTCAACCAGTGTGCCGTTCACCTGGCACTTGACCTGCAGGGCTGGCAACCACCAGCCGATCTGGTCGCCCGCATGCATTGCCGTGCACGCAATCACCGCGATATCTCCGGCATCAACAGTCTTGAATGGGCTACCAAGTCCAGCGTTTACGGGCGAGGTGAAACCTCCATGTTCGGCTCTGCCAGCGGCATTCAGCTGTGTATCTACAACAAGACCGAACAGGCCAAGGCCGCTGATAAGCTCGATTACTGGCAAGGCGTCTGGCGTCGCACGGATGACCCCTTTGACGCTGAATGCCCTGACAACTATGACCCTGACCAGACTGTCTGGCGTATCGAGCTACGCTATCACCACTCCGTGATTCAGCAGTTCGCCAGCGGCTCAGTCGATGTGCATACCGGCGCGCCGATCGACACGCAGACCTTTGCAGGCTTCTGCGCGCATCTAGACGGCCTGTGGCGTTATGGTATGCAGTCTTTCAAGCTGCTTTCACGTCCCGGCTACTATGATCCCTTCTGGACCCTGATCCGTGATGATGTTCGGATTGATATCCCCGTTGACTCCCTGATCGATGAAACCGAGTACAAGCGCTATTACAAGACCTCCAAAGGCTTCAGTGGCAAGAACGTTGAGCTATTCCTGGGAAACTTCATAAGCCTGCTGGCACGGGAGCGAGTAGGCGCAACCAGAGCCTTTGAGTGTTTAAAGGAATGGGATTGCTGGCCTGTCATCCGCGATCATTACGCATCCAAGGACATGACTGAAAAGGACATTTACCGCCATATCAAAAGCCTTCTTGAAGAGCGGCACGTCAGGTGGGGCAGGGCTGTCTGATGGCTATAACCAAGCTCCCTGATGGCCGCTGGAAGGCGGATGTTGAACCCATCAAAGGTAAGCGTTTCCGCAAAACCTTTAAGACCAAGGGTGAAGCCCAGCGCTTTGAGGCTACCTGCCGGACTAAGGTTTCACATGAGCCGGATTGGTCTCCTAAACCAAAGGACAAGCGTAGGCTTTCCGAGCTGATCGAGCATTGGTATCAGCTCCATGGCCTCACCCTATCCAATGGGACCCAGCGCCATGCAATTCTTGTCGAGTATGCCAAATCCCTCGGAAACCCGATTGCTCGTAACCTTGATGGCTCTGCTGTGGCGCGCTTGAGGTCTGCACAGCTCAAAGCGGGCCTGGCACCTAAAACAGCCAATAACCGACTTGGTTATCTTAAGGCTGTTTACAACCAGCTTCATGAAATGGGCGTTATCGATTACCCGTCTCCTATCAAGCTCCGGCCAATCAAGCTACAGGAAAAAACACTGTCTTATTTGACGCTTGATCAGATCGAAGAGCTCTTGTCCGCTCTAGACTCTCGCCCCTTGTCACCTCATCCGTCAATGATTGCGCGTATCTGTTTAGCAACAGGTGCCCGGTGGGGTGAAGCTCAAGCTCTGACCCCGGATCGTATCAATCAAGGCTCTATAGTCTTTGCCAATACCAAATCAAAGCGTGTTCGAACCGTCCCTATTGCTCCGGCTCTTCTCAACCAGCTGGTTCAGCACTGGAAGCGCTACGGACCCTTCACCAACTGCATGAATGGTTTCCGCAAAGCTTTGGAGTTGGTTTCGTTCAAGTTGCCAAGGGGGCAGGCATCGCATGTCTTGCGTCATACCTTCGCGAGTCACTTCATAATGAACGGAGGTAATATCGTTACTCTGCAGAAAGTGCTTGGCCACTCATCGCTGACAATGACCCTGCGTTATGCGCATTTGTCGCCGGATCATTTGTCTGAAGCTGTGCGTCTTAATCCGCTTTTCGACAGACTTTCGACACAAGGGGAGGGAATTAAATAGAAGTCTATATAAAACAATTACTTGGTGGAGCGGGTGAAGGGAGTCGAACTAGCCTTATTTATTTGGCTTTAGCAGTGTTTTTTGGTCTCACCATACAAGTCACCATACAAGAAGTTGCATGCTGGATTTTGTGGATTCGAACCCCGCGCACACCCGACTAATGTCACAGAAATCAAGGCAAGTACCAAGCCAAAATATTTTTCTTTTTCACCACTAAAGTGAGAGAGATGCCCCCCGTTTCAAGGCAGCGAATCTACGGCTGTTGTGCACTCACTGGTAATCAGCTCCATCACAGCTCGCTGGCCGCATCTAAGTGTTGATATCTGGACGGGATAAGCGTGCATTCCCCGCGTCGAGTCTCGGCTTATGTTACGCCACGCCTGTGTTTGGCATTCGAAGGTGTAACCAGATCGTCAGACAATGCCCTGTACCCGCATCGCGTGGATATCAGCGGTTTGCCAGTAACATAAAAACACAGATTTGATTGTACTTACCTGACGGCAAGCAACTTCTAACCACTACATTATACTCACCCAACCAGATCGATCCCGACGTTAGGGGATATCCCACCGTGTGGAGTTATCTTGAAAGCACCCGCATATCCCCCTGACGAAGCTGACCGCATCCGTGCGCTCAAGGCTACGGGCCTACTGGATTCCTTACCGGAAGAACGCTTTGACCGCATAACCCGTTTAGCCGCCCGTTTTTTTGACGTCCCAACCTGCCTGTTGTCATTGGTCGATACCGATAGGCAATGGTTCAAGTCGCGTGTCGGCCTGGATGTCGACCAGCTTGGACGGGACGTGTCCTTTTGCGGTCATGCCATTTTGCAAAGTCATTCGCTGGTCATCCAGGATACGTTCAATGACCCGCGCTTTGCCGATAACCCTCTGGTAACCGGTGAGCCCCATATTCGCTTTTATGCAGGTGCCCAGCTTCATGAGCCTGAATCGCCCCTAGTTTCGTAG